AATAGGAAAACTGTTATCAGGATCACGGTTATGACACCTTGTATAATGCGATGGTCCTTTTGTCAGCAAGATTGTTTGACAACTACGGCGCCGATTTTGATATATCGCGCCACCTGAATGCTGGAACGCTATTTAGGGATTAGTCAGTTGAGGCTATAGGCTTGAAATCGAAGATCAGACCGCTATCATTGCTACTTAACTCTGCCACGCTCGGCCAGTAAGTCGCTACTAGCCATATGATCATAGGTCCCAAGTTTTAACCTGGACGAACTAATTACTTGACTTTAGCAGATGAACCATTTAGGGGAAGCGTTATGGTACAATTAGTATTCCATAACGTATATGTAGGACGACCCAAACAGTGCCTACCTCAGCAGGTCCGAGATGACCTGTGGCTGGTCCAAACAGCCTTTGATATGAGCTACCAGTTCACTAGTCGGTAGAGCGCAATTAAAATCCCAATCCCTGAGAAATTGATTAGTTGCATTGCTCAAGACTACATTTCCAATGTTAATAAAGAGATTAACAATTCAAACGTAAAAGTTATAGCCCAATCCATAAATGTCCGGTTCGACCAATACTTAATTTATTTTGCTCGTTCCGCCCATGACATTGAAGAGACTAAGATTAATTTCAATGACAAGATCATTATGTTCTTAGGTCCTTATGTGGAGGAAACGCGTCGTTTCTTTACGGCTTTCTTGTGTTTGAAGAGTTTTGATGAATAGACCTCAATACGACGGATCATATAAATATAGATTATGCTTTATTTAGCCAAAGAATACTTATTTATGAAAGATCTGAAGTAATATCACACGGCCAATGTAACTGAGCCGGGGTTCTTCACAAGACTTTGGAATGATGTGTTCGGCGTTGTTGCGTACGACGACCGTAGCTCGTATTAAGCCGTGACAGACGTCTTTATTCCTGTCAAAGAACCTATCAAAATCGTTCACGAATTGAACGAGATAGCGTTGGAGTAAGTCAATAGGGAAATCCAAATTGCCCCCAATAAGCCCGTTACTGTTGAGAAAGTTGATGAAGTCGTTGCTGGTACCATTCGAATTGTTTAAGATGGTGTCGCTCGTAACATCAAGTTGTCCAATATTTAGAAAGAAATCGTCCAGCTCTAAGAGTAGGAGAGAATTTCCTCTACATATAAGTAATGCCTTTTGCCGTTGGGCCCTGTAATTGACAATACTATGAAGCTGCAATGTACCACCAATACCACGTCCGCTTCACTCCAATCTATTTACAACCGAGTCGCCGTTGTTGTTCCGCCTGTGCTTTTGCCTATCACTACTGTCCCTACTTCTGGACTAGCTGATAGTTTAGTAGAAGCTCTATCACTTACCGCAGTGGTAGATAGTTATCAGGATAAGGACCTCAAGAAATACAAAAAAATACAAGAAAGCTTAACTTCAGCTTGGAGAACCTTAAGGGATGTTTCTTGTTTAGGAGATGGTTGATAGGGGAATTGATTAGAAGAGAGATGTATTCATTAAGACTGAGTAGATGCCCAAAATTGTATAGGGTTAAAGAAAGCCATAGGCTGCAAGGTTAGTATCCGCTTAACCAGATGATCGCATTTCATTGATCATGGTTAAATTCTTTAAAAACATCCGACGATATCTTAGTGAAGAAATGTTGCGTATGAGGTGCCACTATGCCTCCGGTCATGACGACCTCGCCCTTGGTGAGTTATTCTATAAAGAATTCGGAGAAGGTGGGAGCAACTATAAGTATTATGTAGGCATCGATTATGAGCTGTATGATACTACCTAGTAAAAAGAACATTTCGAGTTCGAAGTTAGATTTTACCAGGAAGCAATCAAGGCAATGCGTAGTAAAAATGCTATTGCCCTTGCCCGGAACGTCGATATTGGTGTATCCAATGCTAAGATCAGGCAGTAAAATGCCCTTGGTCTCATTAAGCACGGCGTCTCTGGAAACAATGACCCTTCAATTAATAGGTACATGACAAAGCATTAAAAGGAAGCTGAGAAACAACTTTTGAAGAAAAGTAAGTAGGCTCCCATTAAATACATTGTCAAGGCTTAGCCTTTTGTGCCTATTCCTGAAGATGAGTACATGGAGATTGCTTATTCT